CGCTAATTTCAAGCATTTAGTGGGCTTTTCTAATTAAGGTTATAAGAATAATTTCAAATAAGAACAAAAAGCACACAATGCACAAGAAGATTATGGACAACACAAAGAATATATGGTATAATAAGTACAGAAAGCGCAAGCACAGAAAGGGGGCTTATAAATGCAGCTTTCAGCAGATGCAGCAAGGGAAGCGCGGAACGCTTACCAGCGCGAATATAACGCGCGCAACAGGGAAAAACGGAACGAATATCAAAGGGCATGGAGGGCCGAAAACAGGGAAAAAGTAAAGGCGTACAATGTAGCTTACTGGGCAAGAAAGGCAGCTAAAGAAAATGGGGAAGATGTCACAGAGAAAGGGCGCTGAAGGGGAAAAGGAATTAGCCCAAATTCTACAAGAAAAGGGCTACAGCGTGAAGCGCGGCGGCAGCTTAAATTATGGCGCTTTCCCGGATGTAATGGGCTTGCCTAATATTCATATCGAAGTAAAGCGGCGCGAAAAGTTGAATTTACTAAGCGCTATACAGCAAGCGCAGACGGACGCAGCCCGCTTTCACGATGGACAGCCGGCAGTCTTTCACCGGCGCAACCGTGAACCCTGGCTTGTTACCATGACTTTAGAGGAATGGCTAACGCTTTACAGAAAGGCGGCGGGCAATAATGACGGATAAGCAGGAAAAGGCGCTTGCGGCCCTTATGGAAAGCGACACGCAGAAAGAAGCCGCTAAAAAGGCCGGCATAACAGCCCGAACCTTGCGTAACTACATGAAAGATGCGGACTTTGTAGCAGAGTACACAAGCAGAAAAGGCCACGTTGTAGACGATGCAGCGCGGCAAATACAGGGCAGCTTACACACGGCTATAAACGCCTTGCGGGCCATTGTAGAGGGCCGGGAAAAGGCAGACGGCGGGAAGATAAGCGCAAGCCGCGCCCTGTTAGAATATGGCTTGCGGTATACTGAAATTAGCGACATTATAAGCCGCCTGGAAGCCCTGGAACGGACAGACGGCGGGGGCTATGACGAATGAACTTTACCGAAAAGCAGAAAGAGTATATCCGGGAAAGCGGCGGGCATAGATGGGGCTTTAAGGCCGGCGCTGTGCGCAGCGGGAAAACCTTCTTAGATATTGCCTATACTATACCCGCGAACATAAAAGCGCGCAGGGGGAAGCCTGGGCTGTGTGTTATCCTGGGCAATACAAAAGGGACGCTACAGCGCAATATTATAACCCCTTTGCAGGAACTTTTCGGAAATACTGTAGTAAGCGATATACGCAGCGACAACACAGCGGAAATTTTCGGGGAAAAGGTTTTTTGCCTGGGCGCTGATAATGTGCGCCACGTTGACAGGATAAGGGGCGCAAGCCTTAAATATTGCTATGGGGACGAATGTGCAACCTATAACCCGGATGTGTTCAATATGCTGAAAAGCCGCCTGGATAAGCCTTATAGCCGCTTTGATGGGGCATGTAACCCCGAAAACCCGGCGCATTGGCTGAAACAGTTTTTAGACAGCAAAGCGGACATATATTTGCAGACTTACACCCTGGACGATAACCCTTTTTTGCCGGCAGACTTTGTAAGCAACTTGAAAAAGGAATATGCGGGAACTGTTTATTATGACAGGTATGTGCTGGGCTTATGGGTAGCGGCAGAGGGCGCTATATACCGGCCCTTTGTAGATAACCCGCAAGCGCACATTATAGACAAGCCGCCCCGGATAAATGAAGCCTATATAGGAATTGACTTTGGGGGCAACGGCAGCGCCCACGCCTTTTCCTGCGTAGGCTTTACGCCTTATTATCGGGAAATGGTTATACTGGATGAATTTTACCACAAGGGCGAATTAACGCCACAGCAGCTTGAAAACGCCTATATAGCCTTTGCAGAGCGAAACAGCGCCCTTTATCCTGTAATGGAATGTATGGCAGATAATGCCGAAACAACGCTTATTAAAGGGCTTTCAGAGGCCGCGCGCAGGGCGCAGACTGTGCCGGTTTACAAGTGTTTGAAGAAGCCTATAAACGATAGAATAAACTGTGCTGTGCGCCTTTTCGCAAGCCACAGACTAAAGATAATGCGGCATTGCACACACGCTATAGGCGCATTTTCTGCGGCGGTATGGGATGAAAAGCAAATTGGAAAAGATGCGCGCTTAGATAATGGCAGCTATGAACTGGATATACTGGACGCTACAGAATACGCTTACGAACGTGAAATACCTTATCTTATCGAAAGCGATGTATGGAGGCGGGACTAAATGAAGTCAATTCTAAGCCGCTTAGAGGCGCAGGAAAGGGCCAGGGCGCGCCCCTTGCCTTTGTATCTTCTAACCTTCACGGACGGCAGCAAGCGCTTTATGGACGCGCTGGACGCGCATTTATACCTTGCCCGCCTGGATGCCGGCATAGACGGCACAAAGGGCATAAGAAGCGCAGAACGTGTAAAAGGCGCATTGTTAGCCGGCAGCGCCTGGGCCGCGCTGGAAACGGATTTAGCCGCCCACGCGGGCCGCTAATTGAAATTACTTGTATAACCTTAATTAGAAAGGGGATGGACAAATGCAAGCCTTGCAGAACTACGAAACAGAGCTAAAGAAAGCCTTTAGCAAGATTGAACAGGACTTAGAACGGCATAAGGGCGTTTTTAAGCGCCTGGAAAGCGAATTAGAAGCCGTAAAGGAATTTGAAAGCCCGAACTATACAGAGGCCCTACAGGCTGAAATAGAGCGTGACAGCGCCCTTTATAGGGCTATCCGGGACTATTACGCGCAAGAACTTTTCCCGGAAAACGGAAGCAGCTTAGAGCAGCATTGCAGCGGCGTAAGGGCGGCGGTAAATGCTATCTATAACCTGGGCTTTGCACAGGGCTACACCAAAGGCGCGCAGGAAGCGCAGCGACAGGCCGAAAAGGCAGAAAGGCGGTAAACAATGAACACTTACTTGCAGCGGACAAAGGACACTATTTTGGACTACCTGGGGAAAGCACAGCGGACGGCGGCAAAAATTCAAGAGGGCTATAGCATTTATCAGAAAGAAGCTATGGAACGCGAAGAAAAGCGCTTGCGGGAAGAATTGGCAAAGGCCAGGAAGGAAACAGAGGCGAAGCTTGACGGCATTTACCGGGAAGCCAGCAGCGGCGCGCGGGAATGGGGCAAGCTGGACGGCGCAAAGCTGACGGCAGACGCGCAGCTCTTACAGGGCCAGGGCGTAACCCCGGAACAGTTTACCGAACTTGTAGAACGTTACCAGGATAACTATACCATGCTGGACGCTTTGCGCAAGTTTGGGGAAGCCAGGAACAAAGCAACCGTAAAGGAAGCCCGCGAAGCTGGAAACAATGATATTTTTGTTCCCGCCCCTTATGATGTGCGGAATATTCCCGGCCCGGACGCTAAAATGCAGGAATGGGACGATATGCGCAAGCGCGCTAACTATTTCTTGAATGTAGCGGACGGCACGGGCTTTAATTCTGACTTTGAAAAGGGCTTTGCCACCAGCACGGCGCAGAAAGCTTTTGATGCCTGGGGCGAAGAACAGCCGGCACAGCAGCGCACAAGCGAAGATATACAGGCGACTTTCCGCAAAGCCTGGGGCTTTGTAGAGGAATAAGGGGGCGCGCAGATGCTTTATAAGATGCACCTTTGCCGGGAAGAAGTGGCTGTAATTGATGCGGCTATAAAAGACTATATCATGCTGCATGAAGAACAGCAGGAAGCCACAGAAAGCGCAGCGCAGAAAATAGCCCTGCTGAAAGACTATGTAGAACTTTGCGCGGAAGTACAGCAAGCGGTAAGCAAAAAGGAAAAGGCTAAACAGGCGTATGATAATTACACCTTCAAAAGAGCGCCTTTGCCCTGGGACGAATTACCTTCCTAAATTTCCGCTTTTTTCCGCTTTTGCCCGCTTTTTATAGGCGGGCTTTTTATTGCATAACATGCACAAGAAGTGCTTAAAGTACTTGACAACGCTAAGAATATAAAGTACAATAAGAACATAACAGGAAAGGGGGCGCGCGTTATGAGTGAAGCATTAGCAATGATGCCACAGCGCACAGGCTTTTTACAGGTTATGCCGGCACAGCAAAAGGCGGTATTTTCTGCCGGCTTGTTTGAAAGCTTTATAGACTATACCAGCGTAAAGGAAACAACTGTAAAGGGCTATATAACCTGTATTCGCGCCTTTGCGCGCTGGATGCAGGAAAGCAGCATAACGCAGCCCACAAGGGCCGATATAAAGGCGTATGAACGCTATTTAGCCGCCAGCGACTACAAACCCGGCACAAGGGCGCAGTATTTGCGGGCTGTAAAACACTTTTTCAAGTGGACGGCGGCAGAGGGCCTATATCCGAACATAGCCGATAATATCAAAGGCGCTAAAGTCCGCAATGACACCCACAAAAAGGACGCGCTGGGCCGTGAAGATGTGCCGGCAATAGCTGAAACCATCGAACGCGAAACAGAGCAGGGCAAGCGCCTTTATGCCCTGTATTTGCTTTGCATATCGGACGGCTTGCGCATGATAGAGATAAGCCGCGCGAATATAGGCGACATTAAAACCATCGGCGGCAGAACTTACCTTTATGTGCAGGGCAAGGGCCACGATGAAAAAGACGCGCCTGTATTACTGCCGGCAGAAGTGAAGAAAGCCCTGGATGAATACTTAGCAGCGCGCACAGACAAGCCCACAGCGAAAAGCCCGCTTTTTGTAAGCACCAGCAACAGAAGCAAGGGCGAACGGATAGCGCCCACAACCATTAGCACAATGATAAAAAACATGTTACGCGCGGCGGGCTTTGATAGTGACAGGCTTACAGCCCACAGCTTGCGGCACACAAGCGGCACAGGCGTTTATAAGGCCACGCATAACATATACTTGACGCAGCAGCACCAGCGCCATTGTGACCCGGCTACAACGGAAATTTATGTACACGCAGAGGACAGGGCAGAGCGCAACACAGAACAGCAGGTATACGACTATTATTTTAAGCAGGACAAGGCCACAGATGCAGCGCAGGAAGCCATAGGCATTATTAAGGGGCTTTCTGCTGATAAGCTGGAAAAGGCGCTTACCATGCTTAAAACGCTTTCTAATTGAAATTAGATGTATAACCTTAATTAGAAAAGGGGGAATGGTAAACGGACGCTTACAGCAGCATTTACAGGGAAGTATATAACTTACATAAGCGCTTTATGCCCTGCCCTGTCACCCTGGAACAATGGGAAGCGGCAGCGCGTGACTTTTGCGAAGTAAGCAATAAATGCGGCAATGACAAGTTTGCTATGGATATGCTTTTAGCCGTTTATAGCGAACTTGAAAGGCAATATAAAATTATCAAAGGGGGAACAGATGCAGATGCGGATAATGGCAGTATGTAACCAAAAGGGCGGTACAGGCAAGACTTCTACAGCCTGGGCCATCCTGGGCGGCGCTACAGCCCGAAAATGGCGCGCGCTGGGCCTGGATATGGATATGCAGGGCAATTTATCCTTCATAACCGGCGCAGACAGCACAGGACTAACTACAGGCGACATAATGAAGGGAAAACCCGTAAAAGAAGCAATTCAGCACACAGCAGCCGGCGACATTGTGCCGGCAGGAATAAGCATTGCAACCTTGCCCGATGTAGACGCGCTGAAACGCGCTATAATGCCCCTTAAAGGCGCTTATGACCTTATTGTGATAGACTGCCCGCCTACACTTAGCAAGCCGCTATTAGCCGCCTTGCGGGCCGCTACAGAGGCCATAATACCCACAACAGCGGACGCGCTGGGCTTACAGGGCCTTTACCAGCTTAGAACAAGCATAGACCAGGCTAACCCGGACTTAGCTGTAACAGGCGTTTTTCTTGCCCGCCACAATGGGCGCAGCGTCTTAGCGCGTGACATTATGGACACGGTAAAGGAAAGATGCGCAGCCTTACGCTTTCCCTTCATAGATGCCCCTATAAGGGAAGCTGTAGCCGTAAAAGAGGCGCAGCTTTTACAGCAGAACCTTTTCGATTATGCGCCACGCGCAAAAGTAACAGCGGACTATAGCGCCCTGCTGGACGCTATCAATATTAAGTGAAAGAAGGTTTAGACAATGGCAAAGAGCTTAAAGAAAGCGGCACAGCAAATGCAAGCAGTATATGGGGATATGCTGGAAACACAGGACACGCAGAAAGAACAGAAAGCACAAGAGGCGCGGGAAGCACTACAGACGCAGGGCCGCGCGGGCGTGAAGCTGGACAGAATAAACATGGCCTTTAGCCCTTCCAACTATGACTTTATAAAGGTTATGGCGGCTATCAGGGGGCAGACAATGACGGCGTATGTAAATACTGTCTTAGACGCTGAAAGAGAACGCAACGGCGAAAAATACAAGGCCGCTAAAGCGCTTGTAGAAGATGCCGACTAATAGCACAGGGGGCGCAGCATGAACAGCACACAAGGCGTATTAGAAGCCTGTTTTGCCCTGCTCTACCAAATAGAAGGGACAGCAGAAACAAAAGGCTTATATGTCAACGGCAAGCCTTTAGAGGACTACATGCCAGCCGGCGCGCTTTACGTTTTAGAATTTACTTCTTGCATAAACGAATATATAAAGCGCCCTGGAATGGTAGACGACCTTTTAAGAAGGCCGCGCCTATTCAGAACCTTAACCCCTGCCATCATTCGGAAATATACCGCCCTGGATGTAGACGGCTTTGCAAAAGTGCTGTATGACATTATTACCAGTAAAGGGAAAAATACTGTGCCAACAGCAGACGAAAAAAGCCCCGATTTTATAGAAAGATGCCTGTATGCGGCTTATGTGTACACACAGATAGCAGATTTCTTAGACAGGCAAAACGCAACCTTTGCCCTTGTGCCATTAAATAAGGGCATGACAGCGCTTGCCTATATCAACACAGGGAAAAAGGATATAGACGAACGTGAAAAGAAAGGAAAAATAGTTGTCGGGGATGTAACCTTTGAAATATCAAAAGAGAAGGTAAGCACAGCCGCCTTAATGCTTAGTGACTTCTTTCTGTATGAAAGCCTTAGAACACAAAGCGCGGAAATTGCTGTGCCTTTGCGGGACTTAGCCGCCTTAAAGAAGCGCAGCACAAGCAAACAGGCTATTCTAAAGCTAAGGGATGAAGTCTTAAAGCAGATGAAAGAACTAAAGCCCCTGGGCTACAGATGCCGGGAAAGAATAGGCGGCAAATGGAAAGAAGCCGGCAAAATAGACATAAACGGCGGCACAGCCGCAATAATCAACGGCGTTATACGTTGGAACTTTAACCAGGACTTATATAAGCAGCTTTCACTATATGCGCCTACAGACTACCCGCGCGAATTATGGAGTGTAGACCCGCGAACAAATCAATTTTACTTTGGCAGATACATAGCACAAAACAGGCGGCTTAATGAAGGGAAGCCAGGGCGCAACAGAATACCTATAAAGACGCTGATAAGCAAAACGCCAAACCTTCCTTCTTACGAAGAAGTCACCAAAAAAGAAAAAGACGAACATGGAAATACTGTTCAGAAGGGAAACAGGGATGTAAAAGGCCGAATTATCAAAAAGACCTTTGCAGACCTGGACGCGCTGGAAAGCCTTTACTATGATGTATACACAGCGGACGGAAAGCGCATAGACAACCCGGAAGAAATGGACTATCAGACCTTTATAAGCGCGTATATTGAAGTTGACTATGGCGACTATCCGCAACACACACAGCGCATAGAACAGCGGCAACGGCGACAGAAAAAGCTAAAGGAAGCCAAAGAAAAGCGGGAAATAGAGGCGGCAGCAAAGGCGGCAACCGATAAAAAAGAATAAGCCGCCTTGCAAAAAAGGTACACCCTTCGATGTGCAGCGGTACACCCTTCGATGTGCAAAAGTACACCCTTCGATGTGCAAGCGGTTTTCAAACCCCTTGAAAAATAAGGCTTTTCAGATGGCGCGCGGCTCTAAGTACTTTAAGTACTTTAAGTGAACGCATAGCCGCCCGCCTTGCGGCGGCGCTATGCTAAAATAAGACGGCCCTGTAAGAGCGCCAGCCGGCAGCGCAGCCGCTTACAGGGGCATGAAAGGGGGCTAAAGTCTAATTAAGATTATGCAGATAATTTCAAGTAGACACGAAAAAAGGCGCTGGGCAGGATAGCAGCCCGCCACAGCACCACAGCGCAGCACCCACAGCACCAGGGCAACGCTTGCCCTATTATAACACAGAAAGGGGCTAAAAGGTAATGGATATAATGAACGTTTTAGGAAAACTGGACAGAGTAAAAAGGACAGGGGTAAATAAATGGCAAGCGTCCTGCCCCTGTGGCAGCGCACATAGCCACAATGATAAAACACGCAGCTTATCTGTGGCCTTTGATGAAAATACAGGGAATATCCTTCTTTATTGCCATACAGGCTGTAGCATTGATAATATATGTGCTGCTTTGGGCTGTGATAAAAAGGACTTGTGCGCAGACACGGAAGCAGGGAAGCGGGCCAGCTTTATTAACTGGTTTGCCAGCAAAAACGGCTTGCGCTATGCTGCTGAATACTCTTATTGTTATGGCCCTTATCGGGACGGCCTTGCAAAAGTCCGTTTTTATGATAATGAAGGGGAAAAGACTTTCCGCTGGATAAAAACAGATGCCAATGCAAAAAGCGGCTATAAAATGACGCATGAAGGATGCCCGCACAGGCTCTATATCTGCGGCAAACCCGGCGCGGATACTGTTTTCCTGGTAGAAGGGGAAAAGGACGCAGACACGCTACACAATATTACCGGCTTTACAGCAGCCAGCACAGAGGACGGCGCAACGAAAGGGGAAGCCGGCGAAAAATGGCGGGAAGAATATACCCGGCAGTTGGAAGGAAAAACAGTATATATCCTGTGGGACAATGACGAAGCCGGCAAGCGCTTTTCAGATATAGAAGCGCAGCACCTCGCCGGCTATGCGGCCCACGTCTACAAGCTGGACTTGCTGAAAGCATGGCCACAATGCCCGGAAAAGGGGGATATTTCCGATTTAACGGCGGCTATTGGGGATGCGGAAGCGGCCCGCCTTGTAAAAGAAATGATAAGTAACGCGCAGGAAGTGCAAAAAGCGCAGGACGCACAAGAAGTGCAAGAGCCGGCGCAGCAAGCAGAGCAGCCGGCGACTAATGACGGCATAGGCGCTTATATTGCCGGCTCTATGCGGCAGGAAATAGCAGACTTTATAAAGGCCAGCGACATAAAGACAGGCTTTAGCCGCTTCGACCTTTTAGCGGGCGGCATATATCCGGGACTGTACGCCATCGGCGCTATAAGCAGCCTGGGCAAAACAACCTTCATTCATCAATTAGCGGATCAAATAGCAGCAGCTGGAAAGCACGTATTATTTTTTAGCTTGGAAATGTCACGCCTGGAAATGGCTACAAAGAGTATAAGCAGAAAAACCGCGCAGCTTGACTATAGCAACGCCATAAGCAGCTTGAAAATAAGGCGCGGCGTAACCAGCGCTTTAGTGGAAAGGGCCACAAAGGAATATATAGACGCTGTGGGCGATAGGATGAACATTATAGAAGGGGGCTTTGAAACCACAGTAAGCCAAATTTCAGACTATACCAGGCAATACATAGCGCGGCATGAAGTGCGCCCTATAATCATAGTTGACTATTTGCAAATTTTGCAAGGCGCGCCAAAAAACACAGTAAGGGAAGCCATAGACTTTAATGTAGTTGAACTAAAGCGGCTTTCCCGCGCGCTGGGTGTGCCTGTAATAGTTATTAGCAGCGTGAACAGGGGCAACTATTTAATGCCGGTTGACTTTGAAAGTTTTAAAGAATCAGGCGGCATTGAGTTTACTTGTGATGTGTGCCTGGGCTTGCAACTTGCTTGCCTGGATGAACCCTTATTTGATAAGGAAAAACAGATAAAAGAAAAGCGGGAACGTATAAAACAGGCAAAGGGCGAAAACCCGCGCAGGATAAAACTTGTATGCTTGAAAAACAGATATGGAAGCCCGGACTGGACTATAGATTATAAATACTATCCGCAATATGATTTCTTTGAAGAACAGGACGGCTATACAGTAGTAAACGAAAAAACGCCCTGGGACTAATCGAATAAAAAAAACGGCCTGGGCTTTACGCCTGGGCCGCTTGTACGTTCGATTGTAAGCCATTTTTATTTTGAAGGTAAACCGTTTCCCTTCGTGCGCGCGCGCGTGGTGCATCGCCAAGTACCCAAAATGGGAACTTGGCAAAAACCGGTTTCCCTTCGTGCGCGCGCGCGTGGCAACCTGCGATGGATTCGCTTGTTCTCTTTTTTGCAACTGGGCCATTTTGGCCCAGTTGCAAATTCGTATACTGATTTGCCCCTTGACCACCATTGCTTTTCTTCCTCGCTTCGTACATTTTACAAATTGGCAAGCAATGCATCATGGGCCCATAATGCGCTTGTTGGGAAAAATCCCAACCCCTTTGAAACGCCTTCGGCGTGCTGCACTTCGTTTTTCTTAAAAAAATAAAAGCGCTGGGCTGGACGAACCCGGCGCTTTTTTCTTCACAGGCAAAGCCCGCGAATACAAAACCAGATATATTATAAAGCAAAAGCCCGCTAATTTCAAGCATTTAGTGGGCTTTTCTAATTAAGGTTATAAGAATAATTTCAAATAAGAACAAAAAGCACACAATGCACAAGAAGATTATGGACAACACAAAGAATATATGGTATAATAAGTAGAGAAAGCGCAAGCACAGAAAGGGGGCTTATAAATGCAGCTTTCAGCAGATGCAGCAAGGGAAGCGCGGAAC